TTCAGATAGATTGTTTGGCCGATCAGATTATTCGGATAGGGAAAACGCCCAATAGATCCGTCGACGCGCGCAAACTGCGTGTCGGCCGGATGATCGACAATCGCGCTGCCGTAGGCGCCGCGATAGAGGGTCGTCAGGTCGTATTTATTGGCGCCAGTAAGCGTCGCGGTCTGATATGCAATAAGCTCACTATCAACATAGCATAATGTAACTAAATTGGCGGCATCCACGGCGGACACAGAGACAAGTTGACCCTGACTTTCAGTTAGATCAACAGCAAGAATATCCGTACTGTCGGGTGAAGGGTGTGATGGCAGGTCTGCGATCAGTGTCCCTTGAGTCGCTGGTGAATTCACCGCCCCCGCGAGAGCATAGGAATTACCGTCGCTAGAGATCCACACCTGGGCCCCACCCCAATTAGTGCCGCCCGACGCTGCGACCCAAATTTCAAGATTGCCGGTCAGCAGATCGGCAGGAGGTTCGAAAATTATCGGCGGATTTACATCCCCCGGGGGCGAGTTCCAATTTGGCACGTAGCCGGCGCCGGACTGCTTCGGATACAGCACCGCGGCGGAATAACCACCGAAGAAATCCTCTGCGGTGACGGAGAGGGAGCCTTCGTCGTCTTCCTCGACTGCAGTGATGCGGACGGTCAACGCCGACGCACCTAGCCGAAAATCCGTAATCTGCACGAGGTCCATCGGTTCAAGCAGGCAATACTTCCAACCCAGTTTAAACGTGTAGGTATTGCGAAACAGCAGCGCGCGCTGTAGTAAAAGCTGGGCTACGATGGAACCGACATTCATAGGGTCGACAATCGCCCGCGCCTTCAGCGAGCTGTCGCGGCGGTGGCCATAAAGGTCGACTGCCGCCTGATCGAAGGCCTCGACGACAGCAGTGTTGTAATTATTAGACCGGTCCAAGCATTCGAGTTGGATGGAATTGGTGGCGTCGGCAGGAGTCGACCGCGAGATCTGGACCGGGTCGTTACTGAAACCACCGGTGATCGGACCCGAGCCAGAGCGCAACGCTGATCCGCCTGGCGCGACGCCGGAGCTCGTCCCGACATTCGATCCCTGAACGATAAAGTCATCGTCACCTAAGCTGTAGACCGGAATAGTGTCTGGCTTGTAGGTAGTGGTGGGACCGCTGACGATCTGGTCGCCATATGGGATTATTTTTAGTAGCCCACCCGACCAAACAATGGCGCTGTTGGTGATCTTGACAAGATCAGAGAGTTGCTGTTGCGCTTCCTGCTGCGTATCCAGCATGGGGGAGAGCATGAGGCCAAGAGATTGGCAATAGGTAGAGTAGAGAGTCAGATCGCCTAGGCTCGCGGCCGGGAAACCCGCCCCGTATCGCGGGTTCGTCAAAAAGTCCGCGATGATCGACGCAGGATTGGCATCGAGACTGTTGGGGCCACTGAGCGACAGAAGGCCGTGCACCTCAAATGAGAAATTGGGGAGCGTGGCCGTGTTCCCCATTGCAAAATTGTTAGCGACAACAGTTGCAGTCCCAGAATATCCGAGAGCCTTGGCAGGATGATTTGTTAGCCAGTATGCATCTGGCCCTTGGCCATCGTTTCCAACATAGACTGACGCTGGGAGAGAAGCGAGCGCACCTATGTTCTTATCCCACCAGACTGTGCCGATACCCGCAATGGGCCCTTGGCCTACCCCCATGATAACCGAAACGCTATAATTGTATTGTTGCCCGCCGCCTTTGCCTCCGCCCCCGCCTTTGCCCCCGCCCCCTTGGCGCGAAGATGGTGTCGCTTTGAAGTCGTCGTACTCGATGATATTGGGAGAAACGCGGGTCGTGCCATAGACGAGCGGAATTACTCCGCCGTGCTGCGAGGTTTGGAACTGCAGTGAGCCGACCGCCTTCTGTTGTTTGGCGTTGGGTCCGCCTCCGACGATGCCGCCCATGATCACTCATTCGGAAACGGATCGAAAAACCTTGCAGGGCGACCGACTAGCGGTGACTGGTTCGCGTCACCATAGACCACTCCTGCATTGCACCATGCGTGGATCAGTCGCGGCCACGAGACGACGATGGTGCCGTGTGCGAAGCAGCGTCCGAACTTAAAAACAGCCACGTTACCCCTTTCAGGAGGCCCGTTGATTTCGCGCGTGTATTGCTTTATCCCATCGAGGTAACGCTCCGCATCTCGATGCAGATTCCAATCAGGCGGATAGAACGGAACCTCCACGCGCGGGAGCACGCCCGCCGCCGCGTAAACTTCGGCGAGCAGCATCAGGCAGTCGGTACCGCATCCTTTGACTCGGCCCATATGATGATAAGGTGTCCGTAGCCAGCTTTCCGCCTCGGCAACCACCAATGATCGCTGGTTCATACCGCCGTCTCCGGCGTCGGGATGTAGGGAAACCCCCAAAGTGATTGGCGTTATTGAAGACGTTCTGGCAAGTCGCAAACGTGCGGTCGCAGCCCGGCAGTAGTTGGAACTGGTCGCCAACTAGGATAGGCGAGAGAAACGCGAGTTTCACATAAACCCAACCGGTGCCCATGTTGGCGATCGTGCGGCTCGCCCCGTTATTTGCTCCGGTCACGCCGATGATCGTCCCTTGGACGTATAGACTTACAGGGGTCGGGCTAACGGAAGTGGCGATCTGCGCCTGCGTAGAGCCCGGTCCGGCCCCAAACGTTGACTGCAAAGCGGATCGATCGAATTGGCACATCGCGTCGCCGAAAGTGTGGGTACAAGAGGACTGCCACAAACGGCGAGGCATTTGAATGTTCAGGAGTTCGAGATGTGAGCGGCATTTGAGGTCAATGCCGGTCCGGGCACATTCTATATCTGAGATGCGGCCGGCGAATAAGACCACGGTTCCCGCGCTCGTATCGCCATAAGTGGGCATAAACGCTCTCTCAAGCTGCAAGAGCGCGCCATCGAGCTGCCCCTGCCAGGCCGCTTCCAGAAACGGCATCCCGCCGATCAGATCAGTCGGTTCGGGGTAGATCTTGACCTCGAGCTCATCGACCTGCGTACCGATCACCACCTTGGTTTTCGAGCGTTCGAATTTCGGGCCGAGCGCAAATGTATAACCGTTTGCGGCGAGCGCGGTCGGTGCCGCCGAATAGCGCAGCACCGACCCACCCACCAACGTAATCGTGTAGAGGTCCGCCATGATGAATTGTTCACTGGTTGCCAGCAGAGCAATCAGGGCAGCGCTGGCTTCCTTCACGGCCGCACCGAAATAAAGGTGAGCTTTTTTAGTTGCCACAACCTATACATGAAATTCTCAAAATCGTATTTGTCGTCCACAAACCGGCACCGGAAGTAATAGCTAAAATCGGCAGTAATTATTAGACCGCTTTCGGGTGGTGTACTGAACGTCACCAATCCGGTGTCAGCGTTGACGCTGTAAGAAGCAGCATTTTGTGTAATCCCGTCGAGATAAACCGAACGGACGATATTAGGCGCCACTATGGGTTCGAGAAAGCCACCGTCTGTCAGGGCTGTACCCATTGCGCGTTGGAGCTGAAAGGTGGTTGTACTAGCGTCGCCTACCCCAATCTGCTGACCAGCGGTTTGGCAGTCACTAGGATCCTCAAACAGAAACGTGCCGAAGGCTCCTTGGCACAACATGAAGAAGCCGAGCAGAGTTCTCAGCTCGTCGTAACCGGTTGCCAAATTATCCCGCAAGAAATCGTAAACCAGCGCAAACTGCCACAGTGGATAAGGGTAATCGAGAGCACGCAATTCGCGACCGGAAACCGCGCGCTGAATACGGGTCTGGAACGTCGGCGTCTTGGTGACGCCCCAGGCCAGACCTGGCAACGCCGGAAATATCAGGGGCATTAAGCCATCCGGAGCGTCGAGCCGTTGCGCATCGCCTTATTGAGGGCGGTGACGAGCAGGCTGCCATTGCTTTGGAAAAATCGCTTTACGTCTTGGCTATCGACCGCCGAAACGTTGATCACTACTGGGCTGGCGCCCAACCCAGTTCCCCCACTGCCGGATATCATATTCTGGAGGCCCTGACTGATATTAGCCGGCAAAATCATTTCGTTCTGATGTACCATAGCCAGCTGATTTGACGGCACTACCCAGCCCCCTGCGGCGGAGGCGATCCCTCCGGCGGCGGCCATCACGGCGGCTTCGCCGGCCGCAGCAGGTCCAGCAGCAGCAGGCCCCATGATTGGGGCCAGGAACGCAAAAATTCCCGAGAAGGCCTGCGCCGAATCAGTCATGATGCTCTTGACCGCGTTTAGTGCCTTCATCGCCAACCCGGCCGCCATTCCCTCTCCTTCCGCCGCAGTTCGCGCCGCAGCGCCGGCCTCGGTCGCGGTCGTCATGGCGAGCTCGCTCGCAATCCAGTTGGTTACCATCTTGACGCCGAGGTTTACAAATTCGGCAATTATGGATTGTGCGATATTCGCCACTGCCTTTTGTAATGTCGTCGTCCCCAAAATCATGCCGGTGATCGACGTATCGAAGGCCCGCTGAATCGGCTGCATCAAACTCTGCCACGTTCTTTGGCTGGTCTGTACTGCCTGAAGGTCGAGCCTCTGCCTGTCATTCTGAAATTTTTGGTAAGCAAGCAGCTCTTGGTCCCACAGTTTTTCGTTAGCGGTAGCGTCTTGTTCACTGCTGAGGTCGGAACCGGTTTGCCCAAAACCCGAGGAGCCGCCATCTTCGAGGCCCTTGGGGGGCACTATGCCTCCTG